CAATATACAGGGTCTAGCGGCAACCCCTGCGTAACATTGGATCAAGATGATGCCGATGCTCCATTTATAGACTTCGACGGAACTGCTGGTGCAGCCAATACAAACAGTGTTGTAACAACCACAGGCAATGTTTCAGGAGGTATAAATCGGTTTGTAAAAGTTAAACAAGGTGGCACAACATATTATATGCCGCTCTATGCAGCGAGTTAATTTATGGGTATTGGAAAAAAAATAAAGGGTATAGTTAAAAAGGTTATACCAAAAGAAATAGGAGGATTAGCTCCTATCGTTAGCGTGTTCAATCCAGTTCTTGGCGCCATGATGGGTGTTGCAGGTGGAGTTCGCGAAGGAAATTTAATGAAGGCAGCTATGTCGGGGCTTGGAGCCTACGGCCTAGGGTCATTTGCTCAAGGAACTAAACTCTTACCTCAACTTGGAGGAGGCATCAGTGATGCACTAGTTGGTGGACTACAAAACATTCCGGGCGTTAATCAAATTGCAGGAAGCAATCTAGGGCAAGGCATCGGAAGCATATTTAAAAACATTCAAGGTCAAGGCGGTAAGTTTGGTAATCTATTAAAAAAAGGATTCACTGGACAACCTCAGTACGACGAGTACGGAAAAATAATTAAGCAATACGGTCAAGGAAGACCGGGCGGTGGCGGACTAAGTGATATATTGTTTGGACAAGGAAACCTTGGAGTATCATTACAAGATTTATTATTTGGCGGTGCAGGAGCATTAGAGTCTTATTTTGCTAAAAAAGACATGGAGAAAAAAATAGCGGGTAGTGGTTTTAATAAATCGTTATCAGAATTAGAACAACAATATCCAATAGCTCAAGCAAACTATGATCCAGCAGCAGTCTATCAAGATGGCGGCAGAGTTCATGGATTTTTAGGTGGATTATTTAGAGGTGACGAAGAAGTTGAAGCAGCTGTTCCAGACGGCTACGATCAATTGAACAGAGAATTCTTATCTGTAATGAAAGCTTCTAGAGGAATGTATGACATGCAAAATCCTCAGCATCGAGTAGAAGTTGCAGATATGTTGGGCGCAACTGATATAGAAACAAGAACAATGCTGAAAGAAATAATGAAAAATTATATGAGGACGAAAGAAGCAGACGGTGGTATAATTGAGGAACGAACAAATTATAATATGGGCGGACTTGGTAGTATTCCACAAGCACCAGCGGTTCCACAAGGACAACAATTGGATGGCAGAGGCGGCGGATTTATTCCTATGGGAGCACAAGAACGAAAAGACGATGTACCAGCAATGTTGGCAAAAAATGAATTTGTAATGACCGCTGATGCTGTGCGAGCAGCAGGGGGTGGCAGTATTAATGAAGGCGCAAAACGTATGTACAGTATGATGAACAATTTAGAAAATCAAGGAAGAGGATAAAATTATGACTACACCAGCTGGCGATTACACCAATATGCCTAAGTTTCTTCAAGAAGCTTATCAAAAAACAATTGGCCAAGCATCTAACATTGCAAGTAGACCTATTAATGCTGGAGCAATGTCTCCGGGTTTTGATCCGTATCAATCAGGAGCAGCAGGAATACTAACGCAAGGTCTTGGTTCGTACATGCCTTACATTGAGAAAGCAGCTCAATACGCAGGACCGCAAGGCGCTTCTGCATTTATGAATCCGTACACACAAAATGTGGCACAAAATACCATGACTGATTTAAACAAACAATTTGGTTTACAACAAGCGCAAGCTGATCAACGAGCCATTCAATCTGGATCTTTTGCAGGATCTGGAACTCGTGGAGCTGTGTTTGATGCAGCGTTAAAAGGAGAACAAGCAAATACAATGAGAAACACTATTGGTGACATATATAATCAAGGGTTTCAACAATCACAACAAGCCGCACAAAACGCATCAGGTTTAATGTCTGGACTTGGTTCTCAAATGCAGCAGCAAAGATTAGGAGACGTTAACGCGTTATTTAATTTAGGACAAACAAGAAGAGGGTACGATGCTCAACGTGCTCAAAACGCTTATGAATTACCAATGAACCAAGCATCGTTCTTACAACAAGCAACGCTTGGTATGCCTATGTTCCAACAACCAAATATGCCTAACATATTTCAAGGAGGCATAGGTGGTGTCGGAATTGGAAGAACGTTGGGACAAATGAGATAATGTCAGTTTTTAACCGAAAATTATTTACACACACGCCGTATCATCATTACGGCACAGGAATATCTTCTGGGTTAGTCGAGAGACAAGGGTTCGCGGTCGGCGGACGGGTAAAATTAAAGATAGGTGGGGGCTCTTCTTTTAATGCTCAAGCAGCAATTGACCAACAACGGGCAGAAACAGACAAAGCACAATTATTTAAGGGTAACGAAAGTATACTTCCCGCAGAAGTAATTAACATGAGTCCAATAGGAAGAGCGTATCAAATTAATTTTAATAAATTTTTAAAACAAGCAGGAGTAACTCCTGAACAGTATAAAGAATTTTCTAAAGAAAACAAACAATCTTTAGCAGAAACTATAAATGATCAAGTTGTTGAATCTTTAATGACACAGTTTAATGTTGGTTATGAAGATATTGAAAAAGCATTCGGAGGAAAATCAGGAGAAAAAGGTCAAAATAAAATGATTAAACAAAGTTTGAAAGCAATAAATCAAACATATGATAAAGGACTGCTTTCAGACGATCAATTTTTAATAGATCAACAGACCAAGTTAAATGACAGACTTGCAGAGATAGAAGAAAATTTTCCTACAGCAAGAAATCCTTTACCTGATGTCAAAAGAATGGAAATTGAACAAGAGGAACTACCACCTCCTCCTCCTGCTGGTGGAGGTGAAGAAGGTCTCGCTGCTATAGCAAGCGATAGTTTAATGGGAAGAGATCAGACAACAGACGAGTTTAGAGAGGACTACATTAACAAAATACTTGGAGCTCAAGAACAATTGGGCATAAATGAAAAAGCAAAAAAACAAGCAATGAATGAATCTTTATTAAACATAGGGGCAGCAGACCCTGTACAAAAAGGACAGTCTTTAATTCCTATGTTGGCAAAATCTTTTAAAGACCCTATGAAAGAATTATATGCGGCAGAAGCTGAGTACGACAAAGATGTCTACGATAGATACGCTACTAGAGCCGACACAGGATTAACTCCTGAAAGACCGGGAGCTCAAGTTGAATTAGCAGAATACTTTATGAGCAAAGGCGTACCTCAAAACGAAGTTCTAGATCTTTTAACGGGGGCGACTGACAGACAATCAGAGTTATATAACAACGAAGTTGTTCAAGATATGGTTGGAACTTATCTGGATGAAAATCCAACAGCGAGTCTTGCAGATGCGTACGATTCTGTTTTAGAAGGAATTCTTCCACCAAAAAGTTTAACGGATAAAACAATTACAGCCGAAACGTTAACAGCTCCAAACAACTCTGTTCTTGCTAACGGCGGACGAGTTGGTTTAAATATGGGAGGCCAACCTACAACTAATTTTGCGATGTCACCAAATCAAGGCACAGCCATGGAGCAAGCAAGAACAGAAGCAATCACGTTTGAAGAACTGAGAGCTCAATTACCAGAGTACATTAATGATGACGTTGTACGATTACTAGTTCAAAGCCCAGAAGCATTAATGGATCTAGCAGAAGCACAAACAGCAGAAGATTTGGACAGGTTTGAACAAAAATACAATGTTCAAGTGACTATGCCTTTTGCTGAAGATGGAGTTACAACAGACGGAGCGTTGTAATGTCAAAGAAAGACAGGTTTTATTTATTCGGAACTGAAGAAGGGACTAAAGGTCCTGAATTTAATGTTTTTGAAAATGTTGGTTTAGGTCTAGCATCAGGTGCATTAAAAATACCTGAAGCAATTTTAGAACTTGGAGCAGGATTTATTGATTATGCTGCTGATACAGACCTTGTTACTGCGTTAGAAGAAAATTACCCTAGAATAAATGTTACAGACGGAGTTGGTAAATTTGTTGAAATTGCTGTTCAATACGGAGTTCCATACTCTCAAGCATTAAGAATCGGCAGTAAGCTAGGTTCGATGAAAAAAATGCGTGATCTTGGTAATGCCACCAAAGTTAACACTGCATCTAAAATTGCTGGCAAAATGGGTTATTATGGTGCTCCAGCAATTGTTGCTGACGCAGTAACTGGTTCTGCTAGAGACGCTACTTTAGGAGAAGCGTTTGGTGCTTACGATGAATATGAAAAAGAAGTTGAAGGAAAAAAAGGATCAGAAAAAGCTGAAGAAGTTATAAAACAGAAAATATTAACAGGAATAGAAGGCGGAGTTTTAGGGGGACTTATTTCAACTGCGGCGGGTCCTGCAATTAAAACTACATTTAAATTAGGTGCAATGGGAGCATCTGGAGTTGGAAAAGTTGTATCACCTCTTGTTATAAACCCTCTTCAAAATCTTCTTGCAAAACCTGCAGTAGGTAGTCTAACTGCAAAAACATTAAACTACATTGATTTAGCAAAACAAAAAATAGCTCCATTGTCTTTAAGACAATTAAAAATGATGGATGAAAATAAAAAAACTATATATGAGAAAATTAGATCTAAAATTGCTCAATACGTTACTCCAGAAGGGTTAAATCCAAGAGAAGTTCAAGCTAGATTAGGTGGCGTAGACGATGCAGTAAAAGCGGTTAGAAATGATCTTGACATGTTTATTCCTATGTTGGTTACAAACATAAAAAAAGCATCACAAATAATTAGCAACGGTTCAAATAAAACTGGAAAAATGACATTGACTAGAGAGCAGGCTCTTTTAAAAGAACAGACAAAAAAATTAATTGAAGAAGACGTAAGTAAAGTTCTTTCTTTAAGAGAAAAAGAAGGAGGACTGCGCATACAAAGCAAAGATGCAAGCAAGGAAACGTTTAGAACCATGTATGCAAAAAAAGGATTAAAAGGAAAAGATTTAGACAATCTTGTTAATTCTCTCACTAATGTTAAAGATATCGGTAGGAGACTTGTAATAGATGTTAACAAAACATTTAAAGATGCAGGTGTAGGAGCGGGACTCAGAAAAGAAATAACGACAGAACTTAACGAAAACATTGAAAAGTTAATATACAGAGATTCTACAAATTATTTTGCAGCTTTTGATAATCAAATTAATTACAGATTTAAAGGGAAAGAATTTGAAGTTAAAAAAACAGCAGCGATAGAAGACGCGTACAATTCTTTGAAAGCAGAACAATTAAGTCTTAAAACAAGTTCTCCAAATCCTGCTAAATATATTGAAACTGCTGATGAAGTTTTAAGAGAAAAAGCAAAAAAAGAAATTGAACAATTAATTCGTTTAGCAGAATCACAACGAAGCGAAGGTTCTTTCTTTTTTAATTTAAGAGTAGCTAAAGAAAGAGGAGCAACAGAAGCAGGAGAAAAATATTATACTAGTATTTCAAAAGAAATGATAGATAAAAGATTTTTTAAAGAAGGAGACGACTATTCTTTAAGACTTAAAGAACTTTTAGGAGGAGAATTTTCTCCATTAAAAGGTTTTGAAGATAAGTATATGTCCGTGGCTAAACAATTAGGGTTAAAAAAATACGTAAATAGTTTAGTAAGTCACGACACCTCTTTGGGTGCTGTCGTAGCAAACAGGATGCAAAAAATATTTTTTAAACCTACCAAAACTGCAGCAGAAATAATGGAAGAAGTTCCCACTATAAGTCGTAGTGATGCTGAAGCAACGGCCAGTCTTGATCTTAGAAGACAGGTGGCCACAGAATATGGTTTAGATATAGACAAAGTTCCTCAATTAGTTGCAACAAACCCTAAAAAATTTGTTGGAGATAAAAAAGTAGATGAAGATATTTTTGGTGTTTTTGATGCAATTAACACAGAAAAGCGCAATGCTTATTTTACCACAACGGGCATAGCAGAAAATTTAAAAGGAATGAAAAACATAACTGATAGTTTTTTAAACATACCTCTTTATAAATCATTTTTAAAAATGAAAGCTGGAACTCAAATTGGAAAAACAATATTAAGCCCAGTAACACAAATTCGTAACTTTACATCCGCAGCTTTTTTTGCTCTACACAACGGTCATTTTGGAAATCCTTTTGGAAAAGGAGATTTCTCTATTAGTGATGTTTTGAAACAACACGTAGATGAACTGTTCCCAAATGGAGTCATTGATCAGGCAGGTCTTAAAAAAGTAGCTCAAGAAGCTAGAAGAAAAACAGAATTAGGAGTTACTTCAGGTAGCCCAATTCAAAAAGAAATTGATGATTTAGTGCAAGATTTATTTGTCAAAAGAGGAAGTGATTACGCTACCACAGAAGAACTTTTTAACGCTGCCTATAGCTCAACAAAATATAAAAATTTAAGAGGTACTGTAAAAAACATTACAGGGTATGACGCGGTAGGTTTTTCTAAAAGATTATATTCTACAGCGAATCAATTTTATGCTAAAGGAGACGATTTTTGGAAAGACTATGGATACAGATATACTATGTCTCAATTAAACGAAGCTTTACCAGATGTGAATACATTAAACCCATTAACAAGTAAAAACTATACTCAAGAAGAAGTAGCAAAACTTATAGAAAAAGCTCACAATCATTTGTTTAAACGTCGTCCCAATATTTTAAAAGATGGGGCTGAACGAGGAAAATCTTTTGGTGTGTTGGGAGAAAAATACAAAAACAGAAAAGAATTAATGGAAGAATTTTCTGCAGAATATATAAAAAATACTTATCCAAATTATTCGTATGTGTCTCAAGCAGTCAGAGAATTACGTCGTCTTCCAATTGGAAATTTTATTTCTTTTCCTGCTGAAATATTAAGGACGTCAAGTAATTTAGCTGTGTTGACTGGAAGAGAACTAAGCATAGCCACTGGCAATGCGGCTTTGGACACGGCGTTTAGAAAAATGGGGTCTAGAAGATTGCTAGGACAAATGGCAGGGTTTACTTCTGGGCCTTTGCTTGCGACATACTCGTTAAAAATGTTAGGTATAACAGATCAACAATACGAGGCTTTACGGGAATCTCAAGTTGCAGAATGGAACAAGTACAGTGATCTTATTATGATAGGAAAACGAAAAGACAAAGATGGTAACGTAAAATATAAATACCTTAACTTTGCATATCAAAATCCTTATGATTACATTCGAGCTCCTATGTACAATTTTCTTGGAGAATATAATGCAACAGGAAAAGTAGGAATGGATCATGAAGACCGTTTTGTAAAATCTGCTTTACAAGGATTAAGTACTTTGTTTCAACCATTTATGGGAGAAGCAATTTTAACAGAACGATTATTAGATGTGTATAGGGGCACCACCAATACAGGTAAACGTGTGTGGGACAAAGATGTTGATAATGCCGGGGACATAATGGTTCGTTCGTTTACTCATTTATTAAAAGGAGTGACTCCCGGAGTGTTCTCTCAAGTTTCAAACGTTTCAGAGGCTGTTGCAAAAAATGTAACACCTTATGGAAAACAATACAACCTCAGCGATGAATTAATTGCTTTGCTTTCAGGAGTTCGTGTTTACGAAGCAGACATGAAAAACAATTTAAATTTTAGTTTAAACAATCACCTTAGATCTATTCAAACTTTAAAAAGTAGGGCCGGAGCGCAAATTTTTGCATCGAATGTTACACCGAACACAGTCGTTTCTGCGTATAAAGATTACGTAGAGGGCTCATATAGAGAATACAATGAAATGAGAAAAATATTAAATGATCTAGAAATTTTAGGTTTTGAACGGAAATATATAAACAAATATTTTAAACAAAGAAAAGTAAGAAAGGATATTGTAAAAACACTGAGACGAGATCGTTTTGTTCCTCCAAAATGGGAAACGTTTTATAACGATCAACGTTTTGAAAAAATTGCAAAAGAAAGAGGTCTTTCTAGAAGACAACTTTTTCCTCGAAGACAAACACGAAACATTGAAAGACAGTATCGTAGCATAGATCTTCTTCAGTCACTAGACAATGTTCGTAGTTTAATAAAAAATAAAGAAAAAGACAGAGATGAAAAAATAGCGCAAAGAACCGCAACACAGGGACAAGGAATAACGGCCGACGGTTCACCGTTAGTTACTCGTGGCGCTCAAGTAGCACCAAACAATCAACAAATGTCTGCAATAACAGGAAAAACTGGATTAACTGAAATTGAAACTGCTTTGCTAAGTCCTGAAGAACAAATAATAAGACAAAGAAATAGGATAGTTTAATATGAGCAACGAAACAAAAATAGCTTTAGAAGCCCATCTGTCTGAGTGTCAATTGCGCTATGAGATCTTTGAAGAAAAATTAGATACGTTGCAAGCACAACAAAACACGATAAACAAACACACGTTTGAGTTGCGTCAGATGATGACGTGGTTTATGGGAGCATCAGCTTCCTTTGCCGCAATATCTATTCTATTGAGTATTGTATGGGTGTTTCAGAGACTTGTTTAACGTAAATTATTTTAACAGCTAAGTTCTTCGCAGATTTATTTTTTGTTCTGTTAATTCTTCTCATCTTGCCTTTGTCCATTCGTTCGCTGTGTGTTTTTACATCATACAAATCAATGGTTCCAGTCTTTGAATTTATCACAACAAGGTCACAAGGGCCTTTGCCTCCCAGATCATAATAGACATGATTACAAGGGCGAGATAAAAATTCTATTGCTGCGAGCAATTCGTTACGTATACCTTTTTGTTGTTTGCTTATAGCCACTCTTTGAGTTCTTCACCTAATATTTCATTTGCAATATTTATTTTAGAACGTAATGCTTTTACTATTTTTTCATCAACAGTGTCTTCACATATAAGATCAACATAATTAACTTTATCTTTTTGACCTATTCTATGTGCGCGATCTTCTGATTGTAATCTTTTTTCCAAGTCGTAGCTGTTTGAGTAGTATACTACCGTGCTAGCCGCTGTAAGAGTAATTCCGTACCCTCCAGTCTGTGGATTTCCAACGAAATAGCGTGCAGGGCCGTTTTCTTCTTGAAACAGAGTGATTTGCTTCTGGCGAACCTTTGCATCCACTGCACCGTAATATGCTACTGTAGAGGCTTCTCCGTAAGCTTTTTTTAAAGAAGCAACTATATTTTCTATGTCTGCAACGTAAGTTGCCCATATTATGACCTTGCCGTCTGTCTCTTCAAGAACAGACATTAGTTCTGACATTCTGTTGTTTTTAAGTTGTTTAATTGTGCCATCGTCAGCTTTAAACGTACCACATGTAATTTGATGTAGTCGTAATAACTGTGTCAACACACTCATGGTAGAACAAACTTTGCCATCAAGTTCCGCCAATGCAATTCTTTTCATTGACTCATACGCTTTTCTTTGTTCTGGCGTCATCTCAATAGTTCTTCGTTGATATATTTTAGGAGGTAAGTCTAAACAATCTTCTTTTAATATTCTATAAGAGAACTCTGATACAACAGCTGATAGTTCAGCTAAATTACGGTAGCTGTCGTGAGGTCTGACTATGTTTACAAAACGCCCACTTACGTTTATTGTCTGCATGTTAGCGTATCGATTACGAAACGCTACAAAAGAGTCTTGTCCCAACAATTGAGAACTTAAAAAATTACATTGAGAGTATAAATCTAAAGGACTTTTAGTGACAGGACTACCAGTCATGATTCTTTTATATGAAGCGTGTCTGCCAACAGACAATATATTTTTTGTTCTTTGAGCTCCCGGAGTTTTAATCGAAGTGCTTTCATCTACTGCCATCATAGATTTATATGCCCACAAAAACTTTTCAGCTTCATCACGACCGGGTTTAGTAGAGAATGCTTCTACGTTTATTACAAAAAATGTAAGGTGAGGATCTCTTGTTTTTGAATATAATTGAGATAACATTTCTTTATCATCTTTAGAACGAGAACTAGGTGCCACCCAATAAAACGTTCTGCATTGTATGTGTTTGGGAATATGTTTAGGTATCTCTTGTTCTACCCAGTTTTTATAAACACCTTTTGGTGCAACAATAACAGCGGCAGTTATTTTTCCGTGATCATACAGCATAGCTATATTATCCAACAATATCTTAGACTTACCCGTACCCATTTCACAGAACAACGCGTAGTTTTTCTTGTCCCAACTTTTTTCCAAAGCCGTCAACTGATGCTTGTACGGCTTCGTTTTGAACTTGTAATTCATATATTGTCTTTCTTTCTAAAGAATATATAATAAGAAACATTTACAAATAGTCAAGAAAGAAAAATATGACAGTTTACTGTGTGCAAGAACCACCGGGAACATCAAGAGGTACGCCAAAAATGGATGTGATGAAAGCATTACCTTTTGGAGATGTAAAATTTTTGTTTACAGAAAGAGCACAGTTGGTGTATAGTGCCGGTGCACTTATACATGAACTTAGAAAGAAACTTGAAAATTTTAATGACGAAGATCATCTACTTCTTGTGGGTGATCCTGCTATCATTGCTGCTACTAGTGCTGTAGTTTCCGATATCAACAACGGTAAATTTAAGATGTTGAAATGGGATCGAGAATCTGCTAAGTATTATCCATTAAGTGTAAACTTATATCAGAAAGAAGAGAATTATGGAGAAGAGCAATTTTAAAGAAGATGAAATAGAGCAAGTCACAAACGACGATGCCGCAACAATTGGTGTACTTTGTCAAGAGTTAGTTGACACAGAAGCAGAGATTGATTCACTTAAAGAATTATTAAAACAAAAACAAGAGCACGCTCTGGATATTAGACAAGTCAAGATTCCAGAATGGATGCAAGATAAAAATTTATCGCAGTTGAAACTGAATGATGGCAGTTCAATTGACATAAAGAATTTTTATGGAATTACGATACCAAAGGACCCCGATCAACGGTCCACGGCGTATCAATGGCTTCGAGATAACAACCTTGGTGACCTCATTAAAAATGAGATTGCCGCTAGGTTTGGACGTAACGAAGACGGAAAGGCGTTGGAATTTGCCAAGTTAGCCACCGCAAATGGGTATGAGGTTGAACAAAATTTAAAAGTTGAGCCTATGACTCTAAAAGCAACTCTTAGGGAACTGCACGAAAAAGGTGCGGCTCTACCACCAGAAGAGATATTTAAAACGTTTGTGGGTAGACAAGCAAAAGTTATAAGGAAAAAATAACAATGAATAAAATAGCAAAAACAAAAAACAACGGGCAAGCACTCACTGCAGTTAGTCTTGACTCAATCATATCAGACGCTGAATCATTATCGGGGCTCGAAAACGTGAACTCCGCAGATGACTTAGCACTGCCTTTCTTAAAAGTATTGAGCCAACTATCGCCGCAGTGCAACAAGACCAGTAACAATTTTGTGGAGGGTGCCGAACCCGGCATGATCTATAATAGTGTTAGTGGCAAACTCTATGACGGAGAAGAAGGGATCGATATCGTTCCTTGTTTCTACAAGCGAGAGTATATAGAGTGGGGCGAGAGAGGCACAGGGAGCGGAGCTCCTATTGCAATTCACGACTCTGACTATGACATTAGTCAAGCTCCGAGAGACGCAGGTTTTCAAAACAGGTTACCGAATGGTAACATTGTAGAAGAGACTGCAAATCACTTTGTATTGATTCTAGATGGTGATGGAGGCTTTGAACAAGCTTTGATTACTATGAAATCAACACAAAGAAAAGTTTCTCGTAAGTGGAACTCTATGATGCTTCAAGTTAAGATGCAAGGTCCAGACGGAAAGTCTTTTACACCACCATCATACAGTCATGTGTATAGAATAAAAACTATACCACAGTCCAATTCAAAAGGGACGTGGTTTGGTTGGGAGGTCTTTAAGATTGGCCAAGTTCAATCACAAGGCGTGTACGATGCCGCTAAACTTTTTGCACAAGGCGTGAATAAAAACGCTGTGAAAGTGGAGCATTCAGACGAAGCGCAAGTCTCACAAAAGAAAGCGTTTTAGTTAGAACAGGGCGGCGATAGCCGCCCTTTCTTTTTGTGGGGTTCATGAAAGATAGATTATTTATTAGACAAGTATTCAAAGGAAACGAGAACGCTTACGGTACCTACGTTCCATCTGGAGAAGTAGACGCCAGAGGAAAAGCAAAAGGTTCTTGTAAAACTTTGCCTCTGCCAGAGGGAGAGGTGTTGTCTGAAGACGAGATATTATGGAAGAATCATTTAGATGGTGTTCAAAGTATCGGTGTCATTCCAATTAACAAACAACACGAATGTTTTTGGGGATGCATTGACATTGATACTTATAAAGGATTTGATCACAGACAACTTCTTGTCAGCATAAAAAGAGCAGAGCTTCCTTTTACAGTTTTTAAATCTAAGAGTGGTGGAGCTCACGTTTACATATTTTTTAAAAATCCTGTCAAAGCAAAAGCATTAAGAAAGAAATTAGACAAGGCCGCATCTTTGCTTGGGTTCAAAGGCCAAGAAATATTTCCAAAGCAAAGCGAATTACCAACAGGTTTCTTTGGCAACTACGTCAACACTCCATACTTTAATGCGGATAATCCAGATCGTTATGCAATGGTGTTGGACAACAACGAGCAAGTAAAACAGTTGTCATTGCAAGAATTTTTTACATTGTACGAGAGCACACTTGTTGAATCAATAGATAAGTTTGTGATCAAAACTGATACTGTATTTCCAGATGGTCCTCCGTGCAATAATTGCATAGCTCTCCGTGGTTGTGCTGAAGGTGGTCGTAATATGTATCTTTTTAACGTGGCTGTAATGTACAAAAAAATGTACGAAGAGAGCGGAGAAGATTGGTTATCTAAGCTTCAAGAGGCAAATCAAAAATACATGACAGATCCTTTATCACAGACAGAGGTATCTAGAATATACTCTTCAGTTACAAGTCACACAGAGTCTTCGATAAACTCTATCACTGAACAGGGAGAACATCTAGATGAAGAGAGCACTTCAAGCTATCACTATCTGTGTAAGCAAGAGCCTATGAAAAGTTATTGTAATCGTGAAGAGTGTATACCAAGAAAGTATGGCGTAACACGGACAACGGACGGTGATGATAATCAGACAGACATATCTCAGATACATAAAGTATTAGATGATCCTGTTTTTTATTATGTGACATTTGAGAACGGTGTTGTCATGAAAGCAGAGGTTGATGACATTTTTGAAGAAAAGAATTGGAGAAAAAAAGTTGGTGTAACTTTAGACTTTAAGCCTGCACGAATGGGTGCAGATGATTTTGATGTATATATTAATCATCACATGAGAGAACATTTAGATATTATGGAATTGCCAGAAGGAGTTGGAAGAAGCAACAGAATACATAAAGGAGTTGAGGATTGGCTGTCTGGCACAGGACGGGGAGATGATGTTCAAGGTTTACTACAAGGAAGTTCTTTCTATGATGAAAAGAAAAATAAAATATTTTTTAAGTTTGATGACTTACGTTCTGCTTTAGTGTCAACAAAAATTATTAAAGACACACAAAGAGAATCTTCTCTGTTATATGATTTTGTAAAGAAGCCGTACGAAATAGAAATCGATGGAAAAACAGAACGAGTTAAGAATCCGGGTTTGAATGCAGAGCAAACAAAGAAGACTATAAACAAAAAAACTATTCACGTGTGGGTAGTGGATTCAAGATTGTTTGATCTTTTAGGAGACAATGTTGAACCAAAAGAAATTATAAAAGAAAGGGCATTTTAATGATAGAAGCACAAAAAATATTTGGTCCGCCGGGAACAGGTAAGACAAATTATTTAATAACAAAGTTAATGAACATTATACAAAAGAAAAAAATACATCCAAAAGATGTTTGTTACATCACATTTACAAACAAAGGTATTGACGAAGTAAGAGAGCGTTTAGGTGTTCTTAAAAAAACAGAGGGATATGAATCATTTTCTACGATTCACGGTCTATGTAATCGATACATAAAGGGTGAGAGTTCAAAGTTAGTTGAGTCATCAGACTTCGAATACTGGGCGAAGTCAGAACGAGGTGATGTAAAAAAAGAATATGGAGAAGACTTTGATAATAATTTTATTTTAAATTTATACAATTTACAGAGAGTATCAAACACAAGTTTAGAACAGTCGTTTATTAAAATTAATGGAAGAAACTACAAATGGAAGTATGTTAAATACTACGTAGAAAGTTGGCATAAGTATAAAGAAAACAATAAGTTACACGATTTTACAGATCAAATTTTATTTGCTTTAAAGATTAATCAGTTTCAAAAATACAAAGCTGTGTTCTTAGATGAAGCTCAAGATTCTTCGTGGTGTCAGTGGCAAGTTATTGACAAACTATTGGAAAAAGATTCCGTTGATTATTTATACATCGCAGGGGATGACGATCAAGCAATCTTTGATTGGAACGGCGGCGAAGTTAATTATTTTTTAAACAAGTATTCGAACGTATGTGAAAACGTTCCTTTGACAGAGTCACATAGACTGTCTCAAGAGCACATAGACTTTGCAAGTTTGATTAGTGAAACTATAAAAACAAGACAACAAAAAAAGTATGTTGCAAAAAAAGAAGACAAAGGTTACTTGCAGTACACAGGAAGCTTTATGTCAATACCGGTAGACAATGGTGAGTCTTGGACAATCATGGTCACCGGCTCACGAATTATGAACGAGATGAAGAACATAATGATGAGAAGAAGATTATGGTTTAAACAAACTACGGCCAAAGGCTATGTTCATTATCCTGTAGGATCTAAAATATTATCGGCTTTAAAATGTTATTTTAATTTACAAAAAGGTAAGTACGTTTCTAAATCAGAGCTTCTTATATACAGAACATTAGTCAAACCAAAAAACTTTACGCCAAAACAATTAGAAGGTTTAGACAAAGATCAATTGTACAATGGGGAACAACTGGAGGAAATGTTTGGTTTTGATTTTTCAATAGATTGGAAAGATCATTTTGCAAATGTGAGCAACCCAGAATGGAAAAAAAAGTTCCGTTATATAAAAGATTGTATTGAAAACAAGGTTGATATATTTACGAAAAAACCTGCAATCAAGATGTCAACGATCCACGGAATGAAAGGTGGTGAAGATGATAACGTTGTCTTAGTTGGTAACATGGAGCAACCATTTTATAATAAATACACAAGCAACGACTCGGACGAACAGGACGCTATCATACGAATGTTTTATGTTGGTAGTACGAGAGCAAAGAAAACTATGTATGTTTATATATGTTCTGATTTGCAATATAGATTTAATTTTGATAGAGTGTTCAAGCAATACAACGAAAGAAAAAAAGTAGCATAGATGAAAGTTGATAACGTCAACCATCCTCCTCATTATAAACAGGGAGACGTAGAGTGCATTGATGCTATTGCATCTTGTTTGGGCGAAGGCTTTAAATTTTATTTGCAAGGAAACGCTATGAAATATTTATGGCGCTATCAACATAAGGGCAAAGTACAAGAGGATCTAGATAAATCTATTTGGTACATAAATAAATTAAAGAGTGTTGTTAATGAATAATCAAGTTAAATGGACTGAGTGGGTTGCTGACGACAATTTTCCTGATCTGTCCAAAGCTCCTTATCTAGCGGTTGACTTAGAGACATGTGATATACACTTGATGACACACGGAGCAGGTTGGGCTACTGGTAAAGGATACATAACTGGATTTGCGCTAGCCACAGCAGACTGGGAAGGGTATTACCCAATAGCTCACGAAGAAGGTAACTACGAAAAAGATAAAGTTATTTCTTGGATAAAGAAAACTTTGTCCTATCCCATGCCTAAAATATTTCACAATGCGTCCTACGATGTAGGTTGGTTACGAAATGCAGGCATAACCGTCAATGGTACAATACATGACACCATGATTTCAAGTGCTTTGATTGATGAAAATCGTTTTTCTTTTACTTTAAACAGTTTATCCAAAGATAAATTGGGACAAACAAAGAACGAAGATGTTCTTGTGGAGTTTGCAAAGTCAAAAGGTATTGATCCCAAAGCTGAGATGTACAAGGTTCCGGCAATGTATGTAGGCAAGTATGCAGAAATGGACGCACGATTAACGTATGATTTATACTTTCACAACGAAAAAGAGATAGAGAAACAAGATCTTCATAAAATTTATAATTTAGAATGCAGACTACAGCCTTGTTTGATCGACATGAGAGCTCATGGTGTTCGTGTAGATCTTGACGGAGCCTCGATTGCAAAAGCAGAATTGTTAAGTCAAGAAAAACAAGCGTTGTTTGAAATAAAAAAACTATCAAATGTAGATGTTGATATCTGGGCTGCAGCTTCTGTTGCAAAAGCGTTTGATAATATGAATATAAAGTATGAAACAACACCAACAGGTAAGCCTTCTTTTACAAAAAACTTTTTAAACACTAATGGGTCTCCTTTAGCAAAATTAATTGTCAAGGCACGAGAAACAAACAAGGCACACACAACATTTATTGACAGTATATTAAAGCATCAACACAAAGGACGCATTCATTCTGAGATACATCAGATGAGAAGTGACAACGGTGGAACTGTGACTGGACGTTTTAGTTATAGCAAACCTAATCTGCAACAAATTCCTGCACGAAACGAAGACATTAAAAATAAAATACGTTCCTTGTTTATACCAGAAGAAGGAACACAGTGGGGGAGCTTCGACTATTCACAGCAAGAACCACGATTGGTGGTGCATTTTGCAGAAAAAGTTAATGAAGTAGACGGGTTTACGTACAATTCAAAACGGCCAACGATGGCCACTAAAGAATTTATTAAAGGGTATCGCAAGGGAGATGCTGACTTCCACACTATGGTCGCTAAGATGGCTGGCATTGATCGTAAGATTGCAAAAACAATTAATTTAGGATTATTTTATGGTATGGGTAAAGCCAAACTCACAGAGGAACTAGGCATTGATCAAGAGACTGCTGAACAATTGATCGATGAATACAATCAAAAGGTTCCTTTTGTGAAACAACTGTCTCAATATGCTATGGGTGCAATGGATGAGAATGGTTTCGTGACCACGATAGGTGGTCGACGTTGTCGTTCATTTGGTTTTGTGTCTAAAAAATGGAATACAAAAGGTTTTTTTAAAACAGAAAAAGAAGCAGAGGCAGAGTGGGGCAAGTACAATTTTAAAAAGGCTTACACCTACAAAGCATTAAACAAACTGATTCAAGGGTCCGCGGCAGACCAAACCAAACAAGCAATGGTAGACTTGTACGAACAGGATGGTATCATACCTCATATACAAGTTCATGATGAACTGAACATCTCAATTGAGAGTGAGGAACAAGCAAAGATGATTGCACAAAAAATGGAAGACTGTATGCCGGGAGACACGCCTTTGCATGTACCCAGTAAGGTTGAATACATTCTAGCCAATAACTGGGGGGACGCAAAAGGTGACTGAGGATAACATTATTGACGTTTGTTTATGTCCGGGTTGCGCACATTTAACTCAAATGAAACTTTTAGAGAAGAATGTTTATTTCTGTAGACTGTGTCTTTCAAGGTTTAAACAATTTAAAAATGGTAAACTAATCTACATACCACTTGCTGTAGCTGAGACACTGGATGACGATAAAATTTTATTCAGATTTAATTCTGATCGAACAGCAGAGGCCATGAAAGAAATGGACGCGCGTTTAAAAACAATATTTAAAAAATATGAAGACGACGAAGAACCTGAACCAAACGACGAAGCTGAGTTTGACGTTGATTTTGAACCTGACTTTGATCCTGACGAAGTTAATTAAGTTTTTCTAACTGACTAAATACTTCACCAACAATTGTCGACGGTCTACCGTCAGTGTGAAACGTTGCACACGATTTTAATTCTTCAAGTGGTGTACCATTCTGCAATGCAACTGAAACTAATCTTCCAAACTCAGTTAATATATCAAACCGTTCTGTTCCGGCTTTGCCTCCACCGTTGATCCAAACCTCTTTAACAACACCATTTTCAAACGAAACTGTGAGTCTGTATGGTGTTCCATTGCTGTCTTGTATAGTAAATGCGTAACACGGCCTACGGTCAGCTAATTCTGTTCTCATAATTCTTCCTTTTTTGTTGACAATTTTCCATAATCTACTACATGTAGTAGTAGATTACAATAAAATATGGAGGTTTCCATGGATTATAACGATGATTTAGCGTTCAATTTGAACAGCGTCAATGGAGATGCAAGCGCTCTGGTTATGGAGAACGAACACTTACGACTACAAAATCGTTCTTTAACTGAGCAATTGAGGGAACTGAGAGTTAGCTTCGAACAAGCAACAGGTCCTAAAAGATTTTCTGGCGTTAGATAACGAACGAAACATATAAAGAAAGGAACAAGAATGCCCGACATTCTTAAGTACAGTTCTGTCTCTGTGAATAAAAAGACATACAAAGAACTAAAGGCTGTGTCCAATGCACTATCGACTGAGCTAGGTATGAAAATATCATTGGCTAAGACTATTGAACACTTAGCAACACAGAAAGCAAAACAACTAGGATTGAATGGCCATTCAAAATCTTGAGTCATTAATCACCGAACGTTATAACTACAAAGATGTTCGACGTAAGAAGGTGAACGGAAAACGATACTACGAAGGTGAGAACAAACTTCTTCCTTCGGTCACAACCGTTATATCTGCAACGAAAGACGAAAAAGATAAGGCGGGTCTTCAACGATGGAGAGACAAAGTTGGCGACGCAGAAGCAGACGCAATTATGCATCAAGCGGCTTCTGTTGGTACCGCCATGCACAAATTTCTTGAGTGCCATATTAAAGGTGTGGGCTACGACGATCAAAGTAACATCGGTGTCATAGCTAAAAGAATGGCACAAGTTATTGTTAGAAACGCTCTTCCATCAATGGATGAATACTGGGGCACTGAGATACCTCTTTATTATCCAACATTTTATGGCGGCACAGCAGACTGCGTAGGAGTTTGGCGTGAACAACCAGCAGTCATTGATTTTAAACAGACAAACAAACCGAAAAAAGAAGAGTGGATTGAAGATTACTTTACACAGTTGGCGGCATACTGCATGGCGCACGATGCGTTGTATGGTACAAAGATGGAAGCAGGCGTTATTCTTATGGCGTCGCGTAGTATGGACTTACAAATGTTTACGATCAACGGCCAACGGTTAGATGATTACAAATACAAATGGCTAAAGCGATGCGAAAAATATTATAATTTAGGAGAATAAAATGATGGATGAAACTATACTTTGTGACACGTGTCAAACTCCCTTGTTAAAGGAAGAGTTGCCAGAAAATAGAAGGCCTTCGCTAACATCACTTATATCTGGTGCGATCTTAGGTTCTTTTCCAACAGAACATGAGTGTATGGTATGTTATTTTAAAAGAGCAGACTTAGATGGTAAGTCAACTGATCCTGAAGATCAAAAATTACATAAAGAATTTATAGAAGAACAAGCTTCTATACGGAAAAAAAGATTCAATTAAAATGTATAACATAACTGAACTACCACGATTTCAAAAAAACTTTGGGCGACCGTACATCTACAAGAACGCATTGTTGTTGATGGCCTCTGAGTGGTTCATTGATGATAAAACATTACCCTTGATCAATGGTGCGCTACCGGTTATGCAACGTTTCGAGAACGAAGAAGGCCTTGAAGATCCCGAGCCTACCAAACTACGGAACACGATCAACGAACCGTTGAATGAGGTGTTTACCTTGCCTATTTTTTCAGAAGAATTTTGCTCTGTATTCATGGACGAAGTGCAGAACATGGAAAAACAATTTACCTTTGAACCAAACTACAGCGAACTGAAGCAACATCAGATCAATGAGTTTGTTTTGCAAAATGATGCGCGAGATTTGTATCTGTCGTTAATGAAACTTGTTATCTCTAAAATCAACGGAGTCTTTCAAACATTATGGAACAGGGATGTTGTGGGTGGTGGCATTCAAGTCGCGAACTACAACCCAAGAGACATTAGTCAGACAGCATGGCATCATGACGCGAGCGCCGATATTAGTATGGTGGTGCCGTTGAACACTGGAGATTACAAAGGTGGAGGCACAGAGTTCTTTGGACGAGGAGTTGTACCGCCGTTGCCTAACGGACACGGACTTATTTTTCCTAGTTTTACTCACTTACACAGGGGTTTGCCGGTCGAAGATGGTGATCGCTATCTATTGGTATTTTGGTTGCAATCAGAGGAACGAAAGGAAGACCTATGAGCGTACGTTGGACAACAAAAGAATTAGTGTCTGTATTAGAAAAGTTTTGTACGAGCCCGGAAGGTGCGGACGCCAGAGTATCTCTTGCTGTACCCATGGGATTTGGTTCACGGCCTAACACATCTTTTGACATAAAAAAGATTGATCTTGTACCTAACACTATTATAGGTGCAAAAGAAAAGTATCGTTTAATAATTGTAATACAGGAATTATAATGAACTGTTGGAGCTGTGGACACGAATTGATTTGGGGTGGTGATCAAGACACCGAGTGGGAAGACAACGAAGAAGAACAGCACATGGTCGTCACAAATTTATCGTGCCCTAAGTGTACAGCAGAGGTTATAGTATATCATGTCAACGTAGAAGGGAGAACAAATGATCAATAGAAGACTCAAAGATCAAATCACATTGAACCGCAGGATAACAAGACTGCAACAAAAGTATGATGACCTTACAACACCAATGAGTATGAAGACCATCTGGGGCGGGCATTTGTATGCTTTATTAGAGAAGCGTAAAAAAATTAAACGCGACCAAGAAGCAGAACTTGCTGAACAACAAATTATGGAAGCGCGCAAGAGTGGTATTATCTAGTGGTTAAAAAATTTCAACGAGAAACGCACCACGAACCAACGATCAAGGGCACAAGTCAAGGCCGCAACCCTATCACAAGCACAATGAACAAGAGCAAGCGCCGTTCTTTTAAGCCATATCGTGGTCAAGGAAGACAACGATAAAAATACTTGACAGATATAATAACTAGCATTATATAGTACATTAATTGTTCTCGTTTTGGCTTTAGTAGTGTAGCAATGCTTGACATGAAAACCCAAAACGAGACAGCGCAAAAAAATACAGAAAGGAATACTTATGCTAACAAGCACAGATTTTGACAGAGACAACTACATTACACAACACGAATTGTGTGAGGCAATAAATACATTGTGTCATTTTATTGATGACCACCATGGAAAAAATGCTCCATTTAAAGTTCGTGATGCAGTAGCTTATTTAGACAAAGCCGTGGCAGATAAAGAACTGGTCATGGCTTATTATCCATAGAAAGGAATATTATGTTTACAGCAAATGAGATCAGACGATTGTGGAAGGCATTCTACAACAAGGACATTGATGAGGAGTTCATCAAGTATATACAGAGAGCATGGGGCAAAGCGTATGAATGATGCAGTAGGAATTATAGCCACCAAAGTTTGTGTCGTTTGTGAAGAAGAGTTCGCAATCAACAGATGGCAAAGGCAAAAAAAGTATTGTTCTGATAGATGCAGTGCTCAAAATTTAAGGGTTCACGGACACTTAAAAACCAAGTACACTGAACTAGAACCAACGAAAAAACTGAAGTCAAAAAAATGAAAAAAGAAAAAATAAATACCAAAGAAATGATAACGCGTAGAGCAAAAAAATTTGAAGATGAGTACACTCAAGGCATACATTTTGATATTAGAAGCCAAGGCTCTTGTTTTATAACTATGCAGACAAATGCGGGACCACTTACTGTTTATATAGACAGCATGGATGGACTAACAGATCCTCCACTTGTTGAAGCAGAGATCTTTGGCAGAAAATCAAAATGTATGTTTTTAAAATAAGGGGGAGCTATGAAAACATTATTTTTATTCGCAATCATGGTGCTGTTGACATCGATGTCTATCAATCAACACAGATATCTCGATGTTAACTGGTGCTCATCTGAAATACAGATACTGCGCGATCAAGTCAGCGATATATGGTATCACTATGGTCTTAGTGAATAGATTGTGGTTTACGGTTCATTGTCTACGGTATATGGTCTACGGTCTACGGTCTACGGTCTACGGCTCACGGCCAAGGGACAAAAATTACCTCTATAGAGTTTTTTTGCCAGAAAATATTCTGACCGAGAAAAAAAATAATTTTACAGGTAATTTGGTAATTTTTTATACGTAATGTATATATATCAATAGGTTAATACAGTTTATTAAAGTAATTTTAGGGTAATTTACAGGTAATTTTAGCACATTACAGGTAATTTACTGTAGAGTCGTGTGGGCGGAACTTTATTTTGTTTTAAAATATTTCTGGCAGAAATACTCTTAGAGGTCTTTTTCTATGTTCTTCTTTAGATAGTCAAGGAACCAAGGATTGTCTCTGAAGACACCCATTAGATAATTGCTGAGTTGATTTATTGTGAGTTCTTCAGCGTCTTCTTCCTTGAGAGGGCCGTTAGCTTGATTAAGCCCGGATCCGTAGGCGCACGCATGCATTACCTCATGTAATAAAGTGTTAGACTTCTCTTGCCCACACAGATCATGTTGTATTTGGATAAGCCCTTCCCTAGATTTGTACTGTCCATAACAATCTGTGAGCTCATCTGTCCTAAAATCGGGTGCCACCCACTCAATTCGTATATCTCTGTAGCCTACTTTTACTAGTTCTGGCTCACCTTCAGGCGTCTTCACTACTTGCGGTCTGCTTTTCTTTTTCATTACGCTTGATCTTTCTCTTGTTTATAATTTCTTCTGCCTTGCCCTCAATAATCTTTGGATTGATTTGGTTGGCTATTGACTCTAGTTCTTTGCGAACTTCGTCAGCTGTCAGCTGATCTATCTTTCCATGCATGATGGTTTTGGTTTCGTGGTACAGTCCTGCCGCTTTGCCTCTTGCAACTTCTGCTTGTACAGCCGCCGAAAATGAGTTCTCTTCTAGTGCTCTACGCTTGATGTCCGCGAGATCACGCATGTGGGTCTCCAGAGATGCTCGATATTTCTCGTTCACTTCTTTTCTAAGCTTGTTGATTTCTTGTACAACGAGAGGATAGTAGTTTGAATTCTGTAGTTCACTAGCTGACGACCTTGCTCGTTCTTTAGCGTAACCGCTTTGGACAGCACATTCTGTAGCCGTTAAACGTCCTTCGTTGTATACCAAAAGATTAACGAATTTTAGTTGCTGGGGTGTAAGGTGCTTTCTTCTCGACATCTAGTATCTGTTCTCCTTGAAGCTACTATATCTAGTGGTTGTGGAAAAAGTCAATAAAAAAAATAAAATAATTATAAAATGCTATTGACTATGGGAAACAAATCAGATTATGATTCGAAATAATTTATTAGAAAGGAAGAACAATGAGTAAATTAAATATAAAAAAAGAACACGTAGGTAAAAAAATCTATGACATAAAAATGAGTGAGTACGTTGTAGAGCATTATAAAGTTATGGCAGATAGCGAAGACGA